TGATATCGGGTTAAAAGGTTCTTTAATGATGGATGGTGGGATTTATTGTACTCATATAACATGTCCTTCCGAAAGATTGAACACTGCAAATGCTGGTGGCGCGCACCAAGTTCATTCAAGTTCAACTTGGAATACTCCATTAAATGGAATGCAAGGTACTATATTTGATACATATGATAAACTTTATAAAACAGTTGGTCGTGATCTTTTTAATTCTTTGACGTTAAACATATTAAATCTAAGTGAGATTAAAACTCTCATAGAAGAAACTTACTCAACTATACTGTTAAGTATGACAATTGATAATCAATTTTCACCAACTGGATTTGGTATGACGGGCTGGTATCCATATGGTATATATCCATTACAAATTATTGGAATGTGTTCATATGGTGGACTTGTGACAGGATATGTTATTCCTGGTCAATTGCTTCCAATATATAATTTCACACATAACCATGGATCACCTGGACAAGATCATGCACATGATTATTCGGTTCCCGCATTTGATGGTCATGATAATGCAGCATCATCTAGAGCAGCTAGACCGAACCCAAGTCACGTTCCAACACCAGCAAAGAAAAAAGGTATGGGAACTAAACCTGGAAATACATCTTTAGGTGATATTTCTTCATGTGGTGGTGGTGGGGCTGGATTCAACGGAGGTGTTTCTGCTGCTAAACGAAAAAGAAATAAAGGCTTCGGTATTTCGGGAGATGGTAGTGGATTTGTTGATAAAAATTATGTGGATTTGACACCAGAGACTGGCAATTATAAGTTCAATCCAGATGGATCGTTGAATCCACCACCAACATTTAATGGTTTAGGAAATTGTTAATTAACTTTACTAAAATCTACTTTTATTGTTGATACTGCTTGTGATGCAGTTGTGAACTGTTTCTGCATTTCCTTTATCTGTTCAATCGATATTGCACTATTTGATGCAAATCCTGAAAAAACTTGCGAAGAATCTTCAATATAATTATTTTTAATATAATCAATTAATTCCATTCTTTTAACATCATCTTCCATTATAGTTTTATAGTCTTCGATTTTACCAGACATCGCTCTTGCATGAGCCATACTACTCGAATTTGATGTGAATGGATATGAAGTTATCGTATCAATTTCAAATAATTTAGCAACAGTTTCTTTTACATCATTGTGATACTTTAAAAATGTTTTTTTGGAACTTCCCAGTGAAAGCTCAACATAAAAAATATCAACCATTGCATGATGTTTTAAACTAACTGTCCACCCCGCTGGTGTGAAATATGTGTTAATAAAATTAACAAAATAAATAGCATGTTCTTTGGTAGATTCTGTGAAATATGAATTAACAAAACTTTTAACATCTTCCGGTGTGAAGCGTTTTAATAGCTCCTCGACGGAATCTGTTATTGGTGGTATTTCTAATGCACCAAACTTATAAGAACTCTGACCCGTTAAATCCAATGATAGTAATATTGGAATTGTTTGTGACTGTTTTATCGTGTTTCCATCAGCATCACAAATATAGTTGTCTATTACTTGTGTGCCTCCTGCTTGCAATACCTCGGTCTGTGCAATTATTTTAGGTAAAAAATGTATGAATGTAGCAGACATCATTTTACCTAATGATATTCTAGAATCTCCAACACCCAATAATCCAGAAAAATCTGTGAATGGTGATATATCAAAATCTGGTTGTTCGACTAAAACTGGACTAATCGTTTCATCATTTGCAACCTGTAATAAATTACATAAAAATGGCAATACATTATAATTTGAATTTAAAAAATTAGCAGAACCAACTGGGAACAGAGTTGGATCTAATAAAGGACTTTTACAATATTGTATTTCTTCTTCCATAATTATTCATCTAAAAAATTTTCTTGTTGTTGTTTGAAAAAAATTATCTTTAAAAATTCCATGAGAGCATCTCGGTCTTTTGGATTTACAATATTTTGTAAAATTACTCTCTCACCTTCTATATTATAGCCGAATAATATAAATGAATCCAGATATTCTGTTATGATACCCTTCAATAAACCCAAATCACGCATCACGGTTTGTTGCTGTGTTCTATTTTCTTTTAAATATTTATCTAGACTTTTTTGAAGTTCTAAGTTGTTTATGGCAGCATAAACTTTTTTATTTAATTCAACTATCTCGTCATCTGACATCGTTTTTCTATTTGAAATTTTTTGTGATGATAACGATGGAATATTTGTAGATTTTGATGATGGATTTTTTTTATAATTCGCCATAATCAAATTACTTTACATATGAAATAGACTTATTGTTTATATTAAATCGAACTAAATATTCGATTATAGTTTCAATTGAACTGGTTTTAAGCTTAAAACGATCTGGTAAAAACTGTCCACCATCATGTAATTCAAAATATTCTTCACCCATTGAATTATGATTATTATAACATGTTATAAAAACTGAAGAATTTCTAGGATCAACAACAACAGTCCATGAACGTGGATCTATTTTCGAAAAATCGGTAAAAACTTTATCTGTTACATATCCAGAATCTCTGAGTCTTTTTATGAAATAACCAACAGTTGTGAGTTTGTTCTTTGCCATATAAATAATTTACCACATATATATTATTTGACAAGTGCCGATACAATATATTTTAACTCTGTACTCTCATCTTCTTGAGTTTGAAATACAAAAACTTTATATTCATTGTTTATTTTTACTTTTATTGGGTTTTTATTAGAAGCCAATATTTTAAATACTTCAATTTTTACAGATAATGGATTTAATATTTCATCGCCTTGATATGTTGGAGAAATCATCAATGAAACATTATCTATATTTTGTAATGTTCTATCATTTATTTCGGCAAATACTTTATTTTCTTTTGTATAAAAATATATTTTATTTACATCATTTACAAAAGAGTATGCTGAAATGACTTGTCTCAACTTTGCGGTTGAAATTTCAAACACTGAATCAAATTTAAGTTTTGCTATATTTTGAATATTAACAGTTGATTCTTTTATGATATTATCATCAACCAAATGATATTTAAAATGTGTGTTCTCGGAACTTTCTGAGTTTGTAAGTTTACATACTATGTTATTTGTATTGTACGATATACTAAAATTCCCATCATCACCCAAACAATCCAACCCAGTTAAAAATTTTTTAATGTTTATTAAATTTAATTTAACTGGATCGATTGGATCTGGTAATTCCGTCTTTGCATAAAGAATAACACTATTATCTGATGAAGAACATACAGTATATATTGCCTTATCGGAACTTTTTAAAACACAACTCTCAGTTAATCTGTTTACGGGTTTTAATAGTTTTTCAAGTGATGTTTTAGGAATTGGTATTAGATTATCGCTCATTTTTTATTTCTTATAACGTCGATTAATCTTACCAAAGTTTTATTAATTTGGTCAATACTTTTCTTTATTTCTAATAAACCATCGCCATTAGTGTTTATGCTAATATTTGGCTTTTTTTCTGTGTTTGTCTGTACGGTGAGTTGTGCCTGCACCTGTTGTTGTTCAACGTGGTTCGGTTGAGCCACTGGTGATGATTGTTGGTCAATAGATGGTCTTTCTTGCGCCGGATTAATAGGCGGTTGATATGGCACCATGCTTTGAACAAGATCCTCCGCTGGTGGTGGCGCAAACCCATGTGGAACATGATCGAATTTATTCATAACTTTTGCATTAGGATCATTAATACAATGAATAAATTCATTTATATTTATTCGGTTTGCTGGGTTGTTACCACCACCGAAAGACAATTGGTCCACTTTTTTAAGCTGCGAACCAATTGAAGTTGCTAGTTTGGCGGCTTCTAACGCCTCTTCTTGTGGTGACATCTTATAGGTCTTTCAAGATGTCTTGCATTTCTTTGTCGATATCTGAAACCGATGGTTTCATGACCTCATCGATAGTTTCGACTCCAACCGAGTCATCTTCTGAAGAATTATCATGAACGTCATCTTGTTTTTCTTTACCGAAGAAATGAACATCTAATATTTCTTTGATCTCCACATAAGACTTCCTTTGGAAGAAAGTATCCAAATCTTTAATTGATTCGTATGCACTATCAATATCTTTCAAATCTTCAATTTTAGAAGGAGAAAGAAACTTCGAACTAGTATATGATGGATACCCTCCGTCATTTTTTTCAACTTTGATTCTGAGACTACATCCATTCTCAGAAAGATCGAAGATCTTGAAACCAAATTCTTCGGAATCATCGCCGTCGATTGCAGATTGAATTACTTTCTGTAATTGTGTTCCGCAGTTCAATATTTTCATCTGTCCCTCATTTGATGGATTTGATGGATCCTTGATAACATATGCATTATAAAGCCAGCGTTCAGAC